ATTCGTCACTCGAGCACTTACTTCAGACTATGCTCGCCGGCATCTCCGGCCTTGCCGGCAAGTACGTCAGGACGCGCTGTCAGCCAGGCAACCTCAATCTGCCGTAGACAACCGTAAACTGGGGTGCTATCGGCGTGATGAACACCAAGTCCGACGCGAACCCGGCCATCAAGCATGACGGCACCGGCGACGGCGAGGACCAGTACCAGCGCCACCAGGACGTGATCCTGCTGGCGACCTTCTATGGGCCGAACGCCCAGGGCTACGGCCAGATGCTGAGCGACGGCATGTACGTCCCGCAGAACAGCGAAGCTCTGCGCGCACTGAACATGGCCTTCGTCGAGGCCGGCGAACTCATCGCCGCGCCAGAGCTGATCAACCAGCAGTGGGTTCGCCGCTACGACCTACGCATCCGGCTACGCCGGAAGATCGAACGCACCTACCCGGTGCTCAACATCCTGTCCGCCGACACCCCGGTCATCACCGGCTGACCTCTCTCGGAGAAATCAATGCCTACTCTCGCCGTTTCGGACGTGGTCAACGTCCAGATCGTCATGTCCCCCACGGCGGCAGCCACCCGAGACTTCGGCGCGCTGCTGATCCTGGGCTCGTCCAGCGTGATCGACACCAACGAGCGCATCCGCAAGTACTCTACCCTCGACGCTGTAGCCTCCGACTTCGGCACCAGCGCGCCGGAGTACCTGGCTGCCAACTTGTTCTTCAGCCAGTCGCCGCAGCCGGCCGAACTCTATATCGGCCGCTGGGTAGAGGCTTCATCGTCTGCTCGCCTGAATGGCGGCGCGCTGTCGATCGCCCAGCAGGCGATGTCGAACTTCACCAGCATCACCAACGGCTCGATGAAGATCACCGTCGACGGAACCTTGAAGACCCTGTCGGCGCTCAATTTCAGTGCCGAGACGAACCTTAACGGTGTGGCCTCGGTCATCACTACCGCCCTGGCCGGCGCCACCTGTGTCTGGAACGCCAACTACTCGCGCTTCGAGATCACCAGCCCGACCACCGGTGCGACCTCAACGCTGACTTATGCCAGCTCCACTGGATCCGGCACTGACGTGTCCGCGCTGCTCGGCCTGGTCACTGGTGTGGCCTCGGCCCCGGTCGGCGGAATCGTCGCCGAGCCGCTGCTGGCCTGCGTTACCAACCTGGCCTCCATTTCGGCCGACTGGTATGGCCTGTTGGTCGCTGACACCAGCCCGACCGATACCGATCTGCTCGGCGTGGCCGCCTTCATCGAAGGTGCATCGCCGTCGCGCATCTTCGGCATTACCACCCAGGCCGCCATCGCACTGGACCCGGTCAGCACCACCGACCTGCCGTACAAGCTCAAGGCCGCCAACTACAAGCGCACCTTCAGCCAGTACTCCAGCTCCAGCCCCTACGCCGCCGCGTCGATCTTCGGCCGTGCCTTCACCGTGGACTTCCAGGGGAACAACACGACCATCACCCTGAAGTTCAAGCAGGAGCCTGGCGTCACCGCTGAGAGCCTGAACGAAACCCAGGCTAAGGCGCTAAAGGCGAAGAACTGCAACGTCTTCGTCAACTACAACAACGATACCGCCATCATCCAGGAAGGCGTCATGGCCAATGGGTACTTCTTCGATGAGGTACATGGGCTGGACTGGCTGCAGAACGCCCTGCAGACCGCCGTCTACAACCTGCTGTACACCAGCACCACGAAGATTCCGCAGACCGACCAGGGCATCAACCGCATCGTCACCACCGTCAACGACCGCATGGAGCAGGCCGTGGTGAATGGCCTGTGCGCTCCTGGCGTGTGGAACGGCCCGGCAATCGGTGCTCTGCAAGCCGGTCAGCTCCTGTCGACCGGCTACTACACCTATGCGCCGCCAATCAGCAGCCAGTCCCAGGCCGACCGTGAGGCGCGCAAGGCGCCGACCCTGCAGGTCGCGGCCAAGCTGGCGGGCGCGGTGCACTTCGCCAACGTCATCGTCAACGTCAACCGCTGATCGGAGCAGACCTGAATGAGTACCTATAGCTTCCTCGATGTGTGCGCGACCCTGGTCGGCGCAGGTGCTGTGATCGACCTGGGCGCCGGCTCCGCGAATGCGGAAGAGGGCATTTCCATCGTCATGGCCGGCGACAAGAACACCATGGCCATCGGTGCCGACGGCGAGGGTATGCACTCGCTTCATGCCGACAAGTCGGGCCAGGTCACCGTCCGCCTGCTGAAGACTTCGCCCAAGAACGCCCAACTGATGGCGCTCTACGATGCCCAATCTCTCAGCGCTTCAACCTGGGGGGCCAACGTCATCACCGTGACCCATTCGAGCAGCAACGACACCACGGTCGCGCGCTCTTGTGCCTTCAAGAAGCGCCCGGACCTGAACTACCGCAAGGACGGCGACATCGTTGAATGGGTCTTCGACTCCATCAAGATCGACGGCATCCTGGGGACCTACTGATGGCTGAGTTCACCGTAAACGGGCAGGCCTACCGAACTGCCAAGATCGACGCCATGCGCCAGTTCCACCTGTCGCGCAAGATCGCGCCGATCATCCCGGCACTGATCCCGGTGTTCTCCAAGTTGGCCGAGAGCCAGAGAGCCGAGGGCGCGAAGCCGCTGAGCAGCGATCTCGCCACCATGGCGAACCTGTTCGAGCCCTTCGCCGAAGCCATCGCAGGCATGTCGGATGAAGCGGCGGAATACGTGATGGGTACCTGCCTGTCCGTGGTCCAGCGGCAGCAGGGCACGACCTGGTCGCCGGTCTGGAGCGATCGGCAGAAGGTCTGCATGTTCGACGACATCGACGCCGGCGTGATGGTGCAACTCGCTGCTTTCGTGGTACGCGAGTCGCTCGGCCCTTTTTTGGCCGGACTCCTGTCGACCTCGGCGCAACCTCAGGCCCAGGCGTAGAGCTTGCCGTCCTGCCTGAGGGGCTCGACTGGCTGCTCCTGCCGGTCGCCGAGGGCATGTGCAAGTACGAGTCCCTGCTCGACGGGACACTGGATCTGGCGGATATCGCCCTGATGAACGACTGCCTCCTGGTGCGCGCTGAGAACAAGGCGCGCCTGCAGAAGGCTATGGAGTCCAAATAAATGGCCGATTCCGATGTGATCAAGGAGTTCCTGGTCGGGCTCGGCTTCAAGGTGGATGAGAAGGGGCTGAAGACCTTCACCGGCGGCATCGACAACGCCACCAAGGCGGTGACCAAGCTGGTCACCACGCTGGCCGGCGCATCGCTGACTGTCGCTGCCGGAGTCTCGGCCTTCGCCTCGAACCTGGAGGGCCTGTACTACGCGGCGCAGCGAACCGGTGCTGCAGCGGATAGCCTGAAGGCTGCCGACTACGCAGCGCGCGATCTAGGGGCGTCCGCCGGCGAAGTGCGTAGCTCCCTTGAGGGCGTGGCGCGCTTCCTGCGCGACAACCCGGGCGGCGAGGGATTCCTGCAGAGCCTGGGTGTCCAGACACGCGATGCCCGCGGCAACATCAAGGACACGGCTGACATCTTGGTCGGCCTTGGCCAGCGCCTGCGCTCGATGCCTTGGTATCAGGCCAAGCAGTACGCCTCGATCCTTGGCGTCGATGAGAACACACTGCGCGCCATCATGAATGGCGAGTTCGGCCGTAAGCTTGAGGAGAACCGCAAGAAGCTCGCCGGTGCCGGCCTGAATCAGGCGACCCGCGATGCTCACCAGTTCATGACGGAGCTGCGCGGAATCGGCCTGCAGTTCGAGACTCTGGGCACCCAGGTGCAGGCCGAGCTGATGCGCCGGCTTGGGCCGGAGCTGGCGAAGTTCTCCGACTGGTTCGAGAAAAACAGCCCAATGATCGCCGGCCGCATCGTCGATGTGACCAGGGCTCTCGTCGAGTTTGGTGAGGAGTCTGAGCCTTACCTAAAAGCGGTCTACAAGTTCTTTGTTGACCTGGACACGGCGACCGATGGCTGGAGCACGAAGATCATCGTCGTGCTGGGGCTTATGCGTGCGCTCGGTCTTACCTCGCTGGTCTCCGGAATCCTCAAGCTGGCTGGCGCATTCCTGAAACTAGGTCGAGGAATCGGCTCCGCCGAGACAGCGGCAAGTGGTGGAGCGCTAAGGAAGCTCGTCATGTCGATGGGGCCGGCCGCCGCTTTTGTTGGCGGAATGCTCTATTCGCCTGATCTCAATGAGGGCGAGGACGCCGAGGTGGCGCGCATTCGCCGCGAGCGCGGTCTGCCCGATCAGGAGCCGAAAACTCCCGGCCTGGATGCTATGGCAAACGCCTGGCGCACCCTGCAGGGCGTCGACAAGGACAAGTCGACTTTCGCTATGGACTTCTTCCAGGCGCAAGGCTGGAAGCCGCACCAGGCCGCCGGGATCGTCTCCAACCTGGCCGCAGAGAGCAACCTCGACCCGAGCGCCAAGGGCGATTGGAGCATGACCGGCCCGCAGGCCAGAGGCATTGGCCAATGGCACCCGGATCGCCAGCAGGCGTTCGAGAAATTCGCCGGCTTCAGCCTGCATGATCCGCGCGCGGACTTCATGAAACAGTTGGAGTTCGTCCAGTACGAGCTGACCCAGGGTGCCGAGCAGAAGGCCGGGAAGCTCCTCATGGCCGCGCAGAATGCCCAGGACGCCGGATCGGTTGTCTCACGCTACTACGAACGCCCTGCAGCGGCTGATGCCGAGGCGGCCAAGCGCGGCGCCATGGCGGTGCAGATGACCCAGAAGACCGAGATCCATGTCAACGGCGGTGGCGACCCGAACTCGACCGCCCAGGCGGTGGCCGGTGCTCAGGGGCGCGTCAATCAGGACATGGTCCGCAACCTGAACACGGCGGTGCAATGAGATGCCCAACTTCGCAGGCCTGATCACGATCGACCCCAAGCGATCGATCGTCCCGATCACCGCGATGGTGACGCTGGAGGAGGTGAGCACTGACACCCTCCAAGTCACCGAGCACCCGGTCGAGCAGGGCGCCAACATCAACGACCACGCCTTCGTGCAGCCTTCGGAGGTGGTGATCCGCTGCGGCTGGAGCAACTCCAGCCTTTCCGGTCTGCTGTCCGGCATTGGCCAGTCGGTATCGGCTCTTTTTGGCGGATCGGCGTTCGGATCCGACTACGTGTCGAGCGTCTACAACCAGTTGCTGGCGCTGCAGCAGTCCCGCATCCCATTCGACGTGTCGACCGGGAAACGGACGTACCAGAATATGCTGATGCGCAGCCTGGCGCTGACCACCGACCCGACGTCAGAGAACGCGCTGATGTGCACGGTGGTTTGCCGCCAGGTGATCATCGTGCAGACCCAGGCGACCACGCTGCCGCCGCGCGACAGCCAAGCGACACCGCAGGCCACCGGCGAGGTGGCGAACATGGGCACCAAGCAGGTCGCCACGGCCTACCCGGCCCCGGGCGGCTGGCAGCCACCGAACGGGTGAGGCATGGCCAACTACGAGATTCCGCTGTCCGCCGAAGGCCAGCGCTTCAGCATTTCCCTGAGCGGCACCGAGTACCAGCTGCGCGTGCAGTGGCGGAACGCGGCCGATGCCGGGTGGACGCTGGATATTTCCGACTCCAGCGGTAACGCCATCGTGCACGGCATCCCGCTGGTGACCGGCTGCAACCTGTTGGCGCCCTATGGGCACCTTGGATTCACCGGAGTGCTGTGGGTGCAGACCACATCGGACCCGGACGCGGTGCCGACCTTCGACAACCTGGGCGATGCGTCGCATCTCTACTGGTGGACCGACTGAGGATCCAGGGTCGGCAGATTGTGCCGACCCTTTCGAAGGGTGTCATTTGAAATGACACCCATTGGCGGGGTGTCGGTAGTGACGACACCCCTAGCGGTCTTGGTCTTCCCTCAATTCTTTCAGTTGCGCAGCCATCTTGCGGAGCGATTCAGCCATCTCGCCGATCACGCGCATTAGCTCGCTAGGCGAGGGCAGCACGCTGGTTGTCTCAGACACCAGAGGACCATCCACCTTCCTCTTTATGACCATCGGGGCATCTGGGTTGATCGTTGGGGAGAAGCTTTCCTCCAGGCGAGCAACGATCTCTGCGTTCAGGGAGCGCTTGCCGCTTTTCGCAGCATCCTCAAGTTGATCGCGGAGATCAGCTGGCATGCGAAGAGAGTACGGCGGTAGGACGTGACGATCAGACATTTGGAAGGCCTATGCATGCATATGCCGCTAGTTTGCGGTGTGGATTCGGAAAGATTCAAGAATCCACTTGACGTCATGAATGCATGACGTCAATATGAGTCCACATCAAAAGGAGAGGCTCATGAACGGCAAACAACAAGCTTCAACATTTCCACTGCGCATGCCGGCCGAGGTTAAGGCACACCTTGAGGCAAAGGCGGAGAAGGAAGAGCGCAGCCTGAACTGGCTGATTTGCAAGGTGTTGAAGGAGGTAATGGAGCGTGATCAACAGATCAAGCAGGCATAAAAAAGCCCCAGGTGCGGGAACACCTAGGGCTTCGGATAACGTCATAACTGTCGAGGAAATGAACGTCATGGACAATTATAGCGCCTCAGTTAACGAAGTCACCCCCGAGAAGCGTCCGGTCGTTGATCACCAAGGTAAGCCGCTCTGCGCGCCATCCAACGTCATCCCGTTCACCTTCGAGGCGAAGAGTGTTCGTGTTCAGAATATTGATGGCTCTCCTTGGTTCTGTGCCAGCGACGTATGCGCGATTCTTGGCTACCGGAATGACTCGGACGCAGTGAAAAAGCACTGCCGCCAAGCAGGGGTAGCAAAACGCGACCTCAGCTCTGGAGGCCAGAGACGCTCTCTGTCGTTCCTTGATGAGGGGAATTTGTACCGCCTGATCATCAAGAGCCGGAAGGAAGAAGCTCAGCGTTTCGAGGCCTGGGTCTGCGATGAGGTACTTCCGGCCATCCGCAAGCACGGTCGCTACGTCGACTCTGACAATCGCATGGGCACCCTGATCGGCAAGACCATCGGCACCGACGGCTTCCACTGCCTAGCCGCCTTGCTCGATGGGAAGGTCCGCCGGCTGCCTGCCAAGATTCGCCGAGGCGCCAAGAACCACATCTGGTCCCAGGTGCATAAGGCATTCAGCGTGGTGAGCGTCGAAGACATCCCGGCGAGCGCGATGGACAGCGTGCGAACCTTCATCGCTGCCTATGCCTTGGAGGGCGAGTGGTTGCCTAAAGAGGCGCCTGTTTCGGGGTTCGGCGCTCTGATTGGTCGGCCGCTCGGGCGCGTTGAGCGCTGGATGGTTTCCCATGACGGCAATGGCCAGGAGCAGTATCAGCAGCTTCCAGACGGCGCCTGCGTTCTGACTCATCGTGACCTGATGAAAGCCATGACGATGCCGGAAATCTTCGTGACGACCGAAGACATGTTCCAGTTCACGATGGCGGCCTTGAACGTGCTGAAGGTTCGCTCCGAAGGTCAGTCCAGCCAGCTCGAACTGCTCAAGAGGAAAGTGGCATGAGCGTACCCCAGTACCTCAGGCAGATCAGCCTGAAGATCGGCAACGACGAGACCGCGCTCGACCTGTCGGACCTGCGCATCCGATTCTCGATCAGGCGGGGCGACCTGAAGACTCCGAAC